GCAAGAATGGCAAAATCAGCAGCAGTGGACCCCGCATTCACAAACTGAAGCGTACCGGCGTTATCCACACCAGGAAGCTGCATTTTGAACACAAGCTGCCCATCAGCATTTGCCGTACATGTAATCGCAAGACCCGCATGAGGGGCACTGGCTAACGTCACGATAGAAGCAGCAATCTGGGTTGTCACTTCCGCAGCCAATAAAGCTGCCGTAGCATAGGTACCAGCAGTCAGCACGACTTCCGTTGTACCCGCCCCGACAAGAGCTGCGGCACCAGAAGTTGTACCCGTATAAACCAAACGGAGTTTGTCGTGTTTGTTCGTGTCCACCGTAACAGGGCCATTGAACTTCGTAGCCCCCGTGTAGATTGCCACAGTAGCCGGATCATATACATAGTAGGGATCCGTAGCCACAGGGAAAAGCAACCCACCCGTCCAAGCAGGTGTTACCGTAGCTGTCTGGGTGGAGCCTACATAAGCCGTAATGGTTCTCTCCTGTCCAACGCCCGTAGACGGAACAGCAGTGCCACCATCACCCAGAACTACTTTCCAACCGACATAAAAATCATCGGCGGCATTAGCTGTCGCTGCCATAACAAGAGTTGAGGCACCTGAGCCCGCCTGTGCCTGGCGACCGTGGCCACTAGCACAGTCGTTGATGCAGTCTACGAAGTAAGTTGCATCAACAGCCACTGCTGCGGGAATAGTCACGGGGACATCAACACCGTCCACGGATAGAGTGAGAAGCTCATCCGCATCCAGCGTTACGTTCTGACCCACAACAGCACCACCGGTGCCTCCAGCATACTCGATCTCATTCCCAACTAGGGTAGCAAAATAACCCCCCACGTGAGCCGTGAAAGCGGAAGGAGACGCCAGATTAAGACCCGTAGCCCCCACGACCTCCAACGTCCGCAACTTCAGTCGGAGATGATCCGACTGGTTCGGGATAAAAGAATAGGGACCGGCACCGGACAACGTGTACTTAGCAGGCGTCGCAACCTTAGAGGCAAAACTCACTGTTACAGTTTCCTCAAGGGGGCCCGTGAACAAGAGATTGTCCACAGCTTCATAACGGAAATCAGGATTCAGCTCGGAACCAGAAGGGAACTCTACTGTGATTCCGGTAAGCCCGGCACCCTTGCTTCCTGCAATCAAAGAGGCCCCAAAGATAGGAGCCCCCACGACATCAGAGATCGTGTACTGGCCAACACCTGACGTCCCTGCAACCAGACAGGAAACAGCATATCCTGCATCCGATAGGGTGTTGTAATAAGACGTGGCATAGACCGTTGCACCCACAGGCACTTTCTCTGCCAGGGTGATCACGGAACCATCCACCTTCAACACTTCCACACGGCCCCGACGAAGGGCATCCTGCTCGTCATAACCCCAGTATGCCCAAATGACATCGGGACGATTGACCGGAAGGTCTATACGGTTGTTGGAAAGCGTCTGATGGAGACTCTGTCCAATCGGCGTGTCCCTACCATTACCCAGCGTAGGGCTCTGGCTCAACTGGAACTGGAGCCGGGTATCCGTAGCATTCCCAGCAGAGTCCCCAATTACAGGAGTACATTCCGTAAGGAATGTACGGTTATCCACCAAAGTGGTGGTGATTTGAGCCTCATTGAAAGGCTCATAACCCAGAGTGTTTGTCCCAGCATCTACTGTGACAGCCGTTCCCCACATAATGCGGTCATTCTGAAGAATGAAATCTGCATCCGGAGTGTAATCTGAAACACCAGGAACCGAACCACAACGAGTCACTTGGCTAACGCCCACGTGCCCCAGATAGTCAAACGTATCCTGCCAGGTATTCCAGTAGTACTGAATCGTAACGGTGGACCCCGCCTTCGGGGCCTGTGTCAAAGTTACCGCCCGAGAACTCCCGTCAATGGCAAGGGGAATAACCTGCCGCCCAGCCACTTTCACAACGACATGAGAAGGATCAGTAGTGATAACACCTCCACCGGAACCATCTACGATAGGGCCATTAAAGGTATAGAAAGTTGCCGTGCGGTTATCAGCAAGCCCTGCAATCAAGCCCAGGAGCCCGTTCGCACTGCCTTCCAGCACAGCCACGCTACAGTCCGCCATAAGCCGCAGAGCTGAGTGCCCTTGACTGTTTACAAAGGTAGTCGCAGTCAGAGTCCCCGCACGAGCCGCAATGATAGCCGTAGCGATCTGTGCCATCGTGTAAGTAGTCCGGGCGGGCAATGTTACTAACCGAGTAACGCCATCCACGACTACAGTAAGGACATTATTAGCCGGGGTCAGAATGGCACCGTCAGGAGCCAGAATATCCCCGTGGATGTCCAGAACGGCACCCGTAGTATTAGGGGCATTCACGTCAGCCAAACCCGAAAGGGCTTTCACTGTTGCTGCCCTATTTGGAACCTGAGCCGAAACGTCATCCGTTACCAGAGTATCCGTCCGGTCGAAGTAATAGGTACAACGAACGACATCTCCCGGTTGAGGAAGCGTTGTAAGCTGCACAATACCCGTAGTTCCTACGACCGTCCTTACTGCAATAACCGTATTGTTAATGGTCACGGTTACATCATTTCGACTTGTCGTCGGGGTACCATTTCCATCACCAGTTACGATAGGCCAGTTGACAACCTGGAACTTATCCTGAGTCCCGTCAAAGGCACCCAGAGTAACCTGTCCAGTTTGTGACTGAGAAAGCACCGCCCGAAGGGATACGTCCTCACCCACGACCCTCTGATCAATGGTTGAGGAGGAACCTCTAACCACTTCCAGGTCGGTCTGAATCAGATTCTCATTACCCTCACCAATGAGCACCGGAATCTTGAGTGCTTCCAGCGTTGCTGTCAGCGGATTGTCAAAATTAGTCTTGGTATAGGGCCCCGGCGGAGCGTAATCTTTTCCTGGAAATGCCATCGTAAACCTCGTTTGTTGTTTTCAGCACCCACTTGTCTGCACATTTCACCACGGCGTTTTACCGGGCCTACCTTTGAGGGGATGCTATCGAAACAAAAACGAGAAAGGTCTAATTAGAAGTCGTTTTCTTAGGCTCTATCTTGGGCAGGACTTTTTCAGCAACGGCTTCTACACGTTGCCTCAATTCTTTCTCAGATGCGGGTAATACTCGATAGCTACCATCCGGGTTACGGGATAAGTCATGTCCCGTAGCTTCTGGATGATGATCCAACACCTGTTTCTTTGCCTGATACCGTTGGTCAATAACTTCCCAACCTTTCTTTGCAGATTGACCAATCACACGATCAATATGAGCATCAAGTTGCTGAATACCTGTATTCTGAGGAACAGGGAGGCCTTCTACCGCATGGTTAAAAGAACCCGTAACCGTTACCGACATTACACGAGATGCCTCAGAACCACAAATAGGACACGCCTTTGGTTTCGAGTGCTCTGCCATAGGGGCTGAAGCCTCAAACTGAAGGCCACAAGAACATTGATAGGTGTACAAAGGCATAGTAAACTCTCCTATGAGATGACTTCAAACGTACCCACACGGCCAGAAAAGAAAGGATCTGAGATAGCTTCCAGACCCAAACTTTCCAGCATTACAATATCGCCCTGCCAACCCGCAAGCTCGTCATCGGACATCAAAGCAATACGCCGTGCCTGAGCGACAGTCATAGGTGTAACCATCCTAAGGAAGGTCGACAACGGGACATGAATAGACCAATCTGTTTGTACTGTCATCGAGAAAGAAGAGGTATAAAAATAATCATCCCCATTCTCATCATAGGGCTCCTCGGACTCCCCACCCAAAGTCACGTCCGTGATCTCAATCCCCTCAGACGACAAATAAGAGCGAAGCACGCCATATAAGAAGACAACTGTCTGGTCTGCAATCTCCTGCTGGGCATATACGTCCCGTGCCATCACGTCAAAGTCCAAGGTCAGTTCCCACTTACCCCCGTACTCCAAAGCTGCTGGTCGTCGGATGTTCTCGACAACCACAGCTAGACGGTCCCCTTTCTCATTCCGCCTACCAAAAGCCAACACCACACCAGGGATAACTTGGTTGTTTGCCCTCTCGGGAACAAGCAGGTGAGGCCCTGTTGTCGTTCCCACCGTCCGATAATCCGCTACTAGTGTCCGGCCCCCCGTCAATGCTTGAAGCAACTGAATCTCCCCCGTAGGCGCCCCCTGAGCATCCACAGACAAAGTATAATTTTCCCCTTCGACGAGTTGATACCCCGAGGGCATCTCATACAGCCGAAGAGTTCCTCGTAACGGAGGGTTTGCCAACATGCCTGTAGTAGCATCGGAGAGCATCACAGCTTCCCTGTAAATATCGAGAAGCTGATCCACGTAATACTGGTCATCCTCAGTAAGATCAATAAAATACACTCCAGGAGGAGAGGGAAACTGCCCGCCATTCTGTTGAATAGCAACAGAATCCTCTCTCACCCACTCCAGTGCCTGTCCAGGGTAGTTTTTTACTTTTGCCAGCGACACATAGCTCTTCACTACTCCAAGATAATTATCAGCGGAGAGATCAACCCTGTTTGCAGAACCCGTTTTGACAATGATCCCGTGCTGAGGCCTCTCTTTAAAAGAGTACTTACCCTGGATGTTTTCTGGGAGATCCCGATACCGAGGATGCTGCTGCCAAAAGTTTCGCAATTCCATAATGAAACGACGTTTGAGTGCAGAAGTTAGACGAAAATACATATAGCCCCCGAAAAAGAAAAGAGCAATCCTTCTGGGGGAAGAAGACAGGAATCTTGATTACAGTGAAGATCTTCTAGCCTGCTAGCTTCTCCCCGACAGGGAGAACTGTACCCGACAAAGCCAAAAAGTAAGGAGTCCCAACGGCAGAGGCTTCCTTTACCTTATGCTCGTGAAGGTTGAAACTGCTGGGATCAACCTCAAAAGTTTTCTCCGTCGTTTCCAAAAGCCCTTCCTTACTCTCACTCACCACAGTAACGGTAAGAGTAATCTTCTGTATTTTCTTTTTCATCGGGCTAAGCCTCCTCTACGGAAACTTCGGGCTCTTCTACTTTAGGGGACTCTTCTACATTAGGGGACTCTTCTACCTTAGGGGACTCTTCTACAGGAACTCCGGTGACCTCTGCTCCTTGAACAACTGTCGCCATGAGCTTCTTCGAGCTCTTTCCACTTTTAGACTGCTGCAAGTGCCTCTGTCTATTTTCTTCCACAAGTTCCTGAATTCTCTCCTGGGTAATGACAGGAAATTCCCGTTGCTTTACATATGCTGTGTTAGTCAGCAGAGCTCTCTCCTGCTCCTCTAACAGAGGTTTCCAATAGGCTAACTCCGCCCCCGCTAACAAAGCCAAGTCTAAAGGAAGCTGCCAAAGACTTCGTCGTCCCAAGAAAAGCAACGCCAAAGCATCCTTGTAAGAAGCCCAAACCTTTGGTAGCAAAAACCTTTCCTGCAAAAGATTCACATCAATTTCATAACAACAACCATCTGAGCTTTGGAAACCAAGAGCGAGAACCCTACCTGTAGAGCCCCCCCATGTATCCTCTGCTGTGACTTTTAGTTGCTTTTCCGTCAAAGTAGAAACAATCTTGTAGTGCGGGACATACTTACACCCAAGATAGGCCTCTTCAAGCTTGTAGAAGAACTCATTGGGATCCATATACCGATGTGCACTCGCTGGATCCTCTTCCACAACCGCCTTTGCTGTCTCCACAAATTCAGAAGTTACATTCTGGATATCAGCCAAAAGCTGTCCTGCGGAGACTTCCGACGTCGCCTTCGACAGCATCGTCCGTAGCCCCTGGAACAAAGCCAGTACTTCTTCACTCGTAATGTCGAAACTGATTTTCATTTGTCTCTCCGTTCAGTCTTTTTAACCTACCAAGAAAATTAGTCCTCACGCTTCCGTCTACTCCCACGAGAAGGAACTTCCCCCCCTTCTGCAAGCACTTTAGGAGACACCTCCACGGGAACTTCGGGTTCTTCTACCTTAGGATGTTCTTCTACCGGAACAGAAACAGGGACAGCCACTATTTCAACTTTCTCCCCTACGGTTTTCGGAGCTTTCGGCACCACTGGGACTTGCTGTACTGGGGTCTTATGCCCCGAAATAATCGGAGCCTGAGGTTTTGGCAAAGCATCCTCTTGCCGCTGAACGGCACAAACTGTTGTATACCGAACAGAAACACCCTGATGCCTCACCGCACGAGCCAAGTCACCAGACTTCAACGCCCTCGACTCAGAGACAATGACTTCTTGCCCCTGCTCCAAAGTTACCTGCAAATCAGGGAGCCGGATTGACCGGCATAAACACTTAATATGAGCCTCTTTCACTTCTTTCCTCCATTCATAGCCTTAACAAACTCTTCCTTGAGAAGCCGTGCACAACGTACACGCCACTTCCTCACGGCAGTTTCAAAAAACGTAAACTTGGCTATTCCAGGATGTACCCAGGCGTCACCAAGATTCAACGGCGCTCGACGGAACTCGATGTTTCCACCTTCCGTCATCAGGGGAACAATCAAAGGCAGACGTTCTCCTTGTGAAACACGCCCTGTCTTTTTCATGCCCAAATCTTTCTCTTTTGGCGTTAGATCGTAATCCCCAGGATTCCTATCCTTCGCCTCTTGTGTCAGCCAAAACATCTTTCGCTCTGGAATACTCCCCTGTGCTAACTCCTGCATCCCATAGAAACTCGAAGTGAATTCCAACGTGTTCTTCCCCCGGATACGAAAAGAGAAGGACTCCCAAATGGGCGGACCCCCCATCGGGTCTTTACCCGACCATCCCCGTTTGGCAAAATACTCCTTTGCCTCTTCAGAAAGAGCATCCACCATACATTGTCCCATCTTTGCCAGAAACTGATGCGAGACCGGGAATTCCGTTATCCTCGCCAGAGGCCCGCCCAGAATCGCCCGCATTCTATCAGCCATTTTCTCACCCACCCAGGCCAGAAGAAAGCATCCGCAGCACTTCGGCTAACATTGGGACCAAGAGAATCGCATAATTTTGGTTCTCCCAGACCGGTGTTCGGCCTCTTTGCTCTTTCTCGTCCGGAGTATTTGCTTTCTCCGTTTCCATCGGTAACTGGGCAGAGGGCCCCTCGGGATACGGCGGTTCCTCGGGTGAAGCCCATTCCGGGGGCTTCAATTCGCCATCTACCGGCATGGGCGGTGCCGCTCGATCCCCATAGCGAGTCTGAGGCCACGGTAGAGAAGCAGTACCATCAATAGGCACAGAATATCGGATATCCTGCTCATCCAGATATGCAATATTGAAATGCTGCTGCAGACGATTCCCCCGGTTAGACGGTCTTCGCACGGGGCCCACAGAGTATCTCTCGTTCGTCTGTTTGACGATGAAGTCCCTCTGAGTGATCACGGGAGACGGCCCAGTCCAGACCTCATATGTATGCTCTTTTCTACGCCCCTGTGCCTGTTGTGAGATACGCCGTTCCGCATCATCAGGGGCTATCAGGATCGCATAGGGGCCCTCGTAGCCCCCAATGAACCCTGTCCCATTGCAGATCTGGCATCTGTTACTCGGCTGTTTAGAGAACTCCCGAGTTCGGTCATCCATTTGGCACGTACAGGGGACACCCGATTGCCGTCGAATAAACAGATAGACTCTCTCCCCGCCTTGTTCCAGAATCCAATGATTCCTACGGACAGCCTCCCGCCAGATGTAATCCAGCGTCTCAACATCATTAAGCGTCAAGGCAGGACAATAAGCCAACTCCGTTTCTTTATAGCCACTTGGAGAAGTCGCATCTAACACAACAGTAGTCAACCGATAGAAAATGTTTGCATCCAATCCCGAACGGATATGATTCCGATTTGTCCAATAGGAAATCTCTACGACACTCGACTCCGTAGGAATAATTGCTGCCTCATTCTTCTCTGTCACCAAGTCAAAGGTGGCCTGATTGATCAGTGTCACTTCTCCCGAAGGGCCAAAGACCGAATGAACAGGAACGGCAACGCCATCTATTAAAAGCTGTACATCGGTAGGGGAGTTCGCCATGGTTGGCGTTTGATAAGGCCCCTGAGGTGTCTGTTTTGCTATCGGAAGTTGTGTTCTAAAGACCCAAGAACGAGTATTTGAGGCGTCGCCCCTAGAAACCCAAGAGGACGTCCAGGATACAGGTTCTCGAGAGACAAAAACGTTCTCCGTACGATCCCTGAAAAACGTACCCCCAACCGGATATTCATTCACCCTAAAATAGGGGCCTCGATCTGAGACATCCGAACGATAGACATTCACCCCTACGATTGAGTAAAGGCTGTTTCTAGCGAGCAAGGATGGGTTGTCCCAATGAATGTCCAACACCCCCCGCTCAAACGAAGAGGTAACCTGTCCGTTTTGTGGCGGTATTGGTTGAGCGGAAGCATTAGGATCCCATCCTTGTGTCATTCCTTACCTCTGAGGCATAGGCGTCACATTTCGCAGGAGCTTTGCTCTTCCATCCGGGAGCACCTGCCAACGTTGGCCATCCGTAATCCCAAGGCGTTTAGCAACCGTATCGAGGAGCTGCTGGCCTTGCTGTTCCATCTCCGCCACGAGACCAAGATAATGGGCCTTCTGCAGCTCCATGTGCCCGATCTCCAACGTAACCTGATTGGTCTTCTGGCGAAGACCCTGTAGGAAACTAATCTCCTCAGGAGTCAAAGAACCCACAACATCCGGGTCCTGAGGTGTTTCTCCTGCAACTTCGGGCGGCGTCTGGTCTTGAATCTCTTCCATCTTCTTAATCTCGTCTGTCATAGTCAATCCTCCAAGGATGAATAGGGTGAAATCCCCACTCATCCTACCCTTCTTCCTCCTCTTCTACTGCGCCGTCTGTGCGAAAACGCATCAAAAATTGCCCCAAAACTAAACCTCGACGATCCTGAAGAAGGAGCCTCGTTGGAGGAGAAACCAAAGTGGGATTCTGAGTCTGAGACCAATAAATAGTCCCATCGTCTGCAATATACTCATAAAGCCGAAGTACGGCT